GAAAACCGCCCTAGCGTGGTATGTACATTGCCGAGCGGGTCACTCATGGAATAAAGGCCCGGTGTTATTGACGTAGGCGGAGGTCCATCCTTGTTTAGCTTTTGAGCCAAGGCAAGATAGTCGCCATAAGTAATCGACCCTTTGTCCGATCCCTTGAGTGCAATGAGCTGACGAATAATGTCCAACTCCTCGGGCTTAAAATTTTTCTCAGTGATCGGTGTTTTTACACCTTGCGCCGTTTCTAAAAGGGTTCGCCCTGACGTTGGAAACCACTCGGGGTTGAGCTTCTGAGCAATGAAATCCACCACACGGTTCATGCCCGTGACTTCCGGGGCCTTGTCCTTAGGTAATGTTTCACGTGAAACATCACCGCCGTTGGATTTTCTTACGATGAAGTCCATGGTGCTTGCCTCACCGCCCGCGTTTTTCTTAAGGGGTTTTTTCATGGATGCTATGGTGGGGGCTGACTAGTGTCATTGCCTCCGCCACCGGTTAGGGTGTCAGGGGCTGTCTTGGTGGTGTCAGGCGCGGCGGCTACAGGGGTACGGGCCGCGACCAAAGCGTCCGCAGCGGCGGCTATCTTACTGGGGTCGATCGGATTTTTCGGATCAACCGGATCGCCGAAGGCCCCTGCCCGCGCCAGATTCATGAGTCGATAGTACTCCGGCGTGGTGATCTTCTTACCAGCAAGACCTGAAGAAAGGGCAAGTAATAGCTTCCTTCTTGCCTCAGCGTTCAAGGAACTGGCTGAGCCTGCGGTCGTGTAGGTATTCGTTGCTGCATTGTAATCCGGCTGCTCGCCTTCCCCGTACTGCACATTCAAGAGCGTACGCGGACGGGATGTCACCACGGGGGGCGTCCAACTTAGCCCACTGCCCGTGGAGCTTTGAATTGAGGCGGCGGGCGCGTAAGTAAAGGACCGTGTCACAGGGTCCCAGGTCCGTTGCTCACTGGCACGAAACTTTGTATCGACTGCTGGGACGTTGATCGCGGACACGGCTCTTTCTTTAATATCCGGCAACTTAATGCCTTCAACAAGCTCATCAAGCGTAGGATAAGGACCAATTGAAGGTGGAAGCGGAGTGAGTGTCGGGGAAAGCGTTTTGGGATCAGGGACTTTCTGCTGTGCGTTATAAAGGGATAAGACAAGGCCGTAAATACTCCCTGCTTGCGTAGCCAACGGTGAAAGCGCGCTGTTATTTGAAGCCCTGCCTGAAAGATGTATGTACTGGTTTAAGTAATCTTGTAGCAACGATCTTGTTATTGGGGTATCAGCACTTGGCAACCCAAGATACCCTGGGGCTGATTGGTACTTTACGCTGTTATCCCCGTATGTCGCCATCCGGTCAAATGGGTTGTAGTACGCCCCTAAGTTCTGAGCAGCAAGATAAAGGTCTGCCCCTGTGGCGCTTGGAGCACCTGCAATATAATTGTTAAACGCTGTTGTGAACTGGTTAAACGTTGCATTTGGTGCATTGGGGGTTCGATAACTATATCCCCCATAAGTAAAGGTTTTGGAGAACGGGTTGTAATTAACGCCTAAGTCTGTAGCCTTATTAAGGAGTGTTTCGCCCGTCAGATCTCTACCGCCCGTTACAAGACCACCGACAATGCCTTGAAACTCACTCTCCGTAGGCGTGGGTGCAGTGGCCGCTGTGTAGGATAAGTCACCTCGTGTAACAGTCTGTGTAAACGGGTTATATGTAGCACCAATGCTTGAAGCCACCTGTGATGCCGTGGTGGCGGATACTCCGGGTGTTGCAGCTAGATACGCATTAACATCGCTTTGAAACTCTTGTTGTGTTACATCCGGAAGCGCAGCATTTTTATAAGTAAACCCGCCAAAAGTCACTGTGTCAGTGTAAGGATTAAATGTGCCACCGACACTTGACGCCGCCTCACGGGCTTGCGTTGCAGTCAGCCCAGGTGTTGATTGCGTATATTGATCGACAAAAGTCCCTAGTTCTTGGTTGCTGGCAATCTTTGGGGCATTGGCCGCTGTATAAGAAACATCACCAAACGAAACAGTCTGGTTAAACGGGTTATAGAAGCCTCCTATGCTTGTTGCCGCTTGCGCCGCTTGCGTAGCACTCACATTAGGGTTGGCTGTAAGGTAATCGTTGACAATGTACGAAAGCTGGCTTTGTGTAGGACCAGGGGCTTTTGGAGCATCAAAGCTAAACCCACCAATGCTCGTTACACCTGTAAATGGGTCATAGGTACCCCCCACACTTTTTGCTGCGGCTGCGGCTTCTTCTCCCGTGGCATTTGGATTAGCTGCAAGCCAATCTTTCACCACAGTTTCAACAGAACTTTGCGTCCAAGGGTTACTGCCCTCTGCAAACCGCTGAACGGGTATCGCGTCTAACATACGCCGAGAGGCAGTAATCTCGCCACCTTGAGCCTTTCTCACCAAACCAGGAATCGCCGCCCCATAACCCGTGGACCGATACCCCGTGGCAGTAGACCCCATGGGGTCACTCGCTGCGCCTTGCAATAACGTCCGTCGAACAGGGCTAATGGATCGAGGCGCATTGATCCCGGTCATGTCTACCGTCCTTGGTTGAATCATTGGTTGTCCTTGGGCCGTGGCCGGTGCAGCATCTCCCGTGTACCTACCTGTTACTTGAGCCATCGGAATAGCAGAAGGCATCTGCTCCTGGGACAACGCGGCATACCGCATTCTTGAAGATGGAAGCGAAAAAACCTGCCGAGAGGCAATACCTCCTTGAGCCATTTTTACAATCCCGTACTTACCTTCAAGGGGAAATGCCCCTTGCCCTGCGCCCGTTGACGAGCTTCGTGCATTAAAGGCGCTTCCTCCGGGGTAACTAGGGGGAGGCTGGAATGACTGTTGCATGGGCATTTGAAACGATTGCGGCATTTGAAACGATTGCGGCATTTGCTGCATTTGCAGCATAGGGCTGGCCTGTTGCATGGGCATCTGAGGCGTGGCCAACGATGCCCGCGTGTTCATTACCCCGCCAAAAGGAGAAGAAGGAGCTTTAGCCATTGCTGATTGCGTAGGGGCGGAGACCATGCCTTGCAACTGCATCATTTCCTGTTCTGTTTGCCGACGAGCCGTTGCGTCAGCTATTTGTTGCTCGGCAGTCAAACCAGGACCCCGGTAGTCCATGGTCATGGTATTTGGTGACGGCATCCGTTCAGGTCTGCTTCCAAAATTATTTAAATAGTCAAAAATATTGTTTGATGTCGTCATGACTTCCCCTGGCCAGGGTTATTTGATACGCGGCATTATGAGCTTAGTAGTACTCAAACTCAAGCTGCGTAGCAGGCTCATCCGCCTCATCGTCATCCAAGGCCACAAAGTTCCCCGCACGAAAGCGCATGATCGCCTGCACCGTGCTATCCACAAGATCGTCCGAATCGCCCTTAGGGAAGGCTGCGCACTCCTCAATCAACTCCTCAGCCCACTTGGTCTCCGGTGCCCAGACCATCCCCGACTCAAACACAGGCGCTACCGCATTGGCCCTGGATATCTTATCCTGGCCCGCCTTCCTGCCGCCTGGGTTGTACATGGTCACAGGGATCCCCACCCGCCGAAGCTCCTGCTGCAACGTAATCCCCGTCGCTTTGCCCTCAATCAACACATTGTCCGGCCTCCAATGGTCGTACTGCATCTTGGCAACACGCTTTAGCTCCGGGAAGTCCCAGCGACCTTTTTTAACATCGAGGAGAATAATGGCAGGTCCGTCGTCCGCGCTGGGACGGAATACACCCCAGGTGGTGATGGCTGAAAAGTCAGCTGTCTCCTTCTTGCTATACGCTGTGTCATAGCTCTGGATAATATATTCAACCTGTGGGGTGTACTCATGCTCCCAAACCCTCCACCATTCACGCTTTAAAATCGCCCCCTCATCATTGGTGGGCTGCTGCTGATACATCGACTGCCACTTCTGCACCGACAACGTCGCCCTGACCTTCTGCAACTCATCAAGGCTCCAGTAGCTCGGCCAAAGGGACTTCTCTTGAGAGGTATTCTCATTCAGTATTGCAGGAAACTCAATCACTTCCCACTGATCAGACTTCGGTTCTACCTGCGCCTTAATCAACCTTGCCGTCAGATCCTTCATCCCCCAACGGGTCATCACCACCACAACCGCCCCTCCGGGCTGCAAGCGCGACCTTGGACCTGAGGTGTACCACTCCCAGGCGTTGTCAAGCGACAACTCCGACAAAGCATCCTGCTCTGAGTGCGGATCGTCAATAATCAACAAATCCGCACC